TGAGGGAGTTGTATTATCACTATCCTTTCAGTTAGATAAAGAAGATGCTGCTGATTTGATTAAAGATTTACAGGCTTATGTAGATAGACCTACATTCAAAGGAATTAAAGAATCATCAATTGATTGGAAAGCTTATGATGAAGCTAAAGCTCAGAATGAATCTAAGAATAAATTACACAAAGAAATGCGTAGAATGTTTGTAGATGTTTTGGATAGTGAGTACTTAGAAACTAAATTTGCTACAACATATAAGCTAGATGAATTAAATAGAGAGATTGAAATCACTCGTAAAAAATTAAACGAACTAAAAAATAAATAATATGAACATAGATGAAATCTTAAGTAAGAAATCAAATGAAGTGACCAAAGAAGAAATGGCATTTGTATTTGAGAATTTAGATTGGGCTAAATTAGCATCAGTATATGCAGAAAATGTTGGAGATATTGATTTCCAAATCCCAGCAGAAGAATTAAAAAACTTTATCAGAGTTGATGAAGATAAAAAAGATTAGGGAATAATATGTTACAATTGAATACTTATAGTACAGCTGGAGGTCTTTATTTTACGGAATTGCCATTTTATATTTTATCCTCCTCCAGCTTATCCTATATATGGAGCCGCATTATCCCTAGTGTGGCTCCTTTTTATGTCTTTTTGAACTACTAATATTTATACATACAAAACAATATAACATGGCAAACATTGAAATTAAAGAATTAAAAGGATTTCCTGACTACTACGCTGGTAGTGATGGATTAATCTACACAACAAAGAAAGCTCCAAGATATAATCCTAAAGGTGAATTGAGAATATTAAGACCACGCACTCATCCTTCAGGCTATTTGTATTATGGTCTTTTCGTAGGATTAGGACCTAACAAACAAAGGTTATGGAGAAGAGGTCATAGATTGATAGCTGAAACATTTTTAGGTAAGATTCCTAAAGGTAAAGAAGTTAATCACAAAGATTTGGACAAACATAATAATAATCCATCTAATTTAGAATATATGACCCGCTCAGAAAATCAAATACATTGGAGAACAAAATTAAATAAACTAGCATGCAAATAGAAATACCACAAACAGCAAGAAGAATTAAAATTGATATAGGATTATCATACAGCGCACCTAATTCAGTAATATGGTTGAACAATCAGCCTGATACATTTGTAATAGGCATTGAACCAAATATAGGTAACATATATTCAGTATCAACATCAGCATTAGGACACAACTCACACTTCACTTTATTACCTTACGCAATAGATGATGTGGATGCACAAACACAAAAAGAATTCTATCATACAGCAGGTGACCCTGGCTGTTCATCATTATACGAACCAAATGATAAATTACCTTACATAGTAGCACAAAAGTATAAAGTAGATGTTATTCCTCTTTCTACTGTATTAGAAGCGATTGATTGGGAGAGGTTTGAGTATATAGATGTTTTAAAGATAGACACTCAGGGAAACGATTTAAATGTTATTAAATCAGCTGGTAAATGGATTCATAAAGTTGTATATCTTCATTGTGAAATAGATACGCATGAAATGTATAATGGTACGCCGGCACCTGATGAATACGATTCCTATTTAGAATCAATCGGTTTTGAGAAAGTAAAGGATGGTTCTATTGTAGATGGCGTAGTTGTGGACAGACTCTATGTAAATAAAAAGAGTATTGGTATCCACACAGAATTTGTAAACTCATTTGTATTGTAATATGTGTATAATAAAATTAGGAAATATAGTTGATGGATTAATCAACGTAATCACATTAGGGCATGGAAAAGATATTGCCGGATGGGTAGCTAAGAAATTTTTTGATAGAGATGATTGTGGATGTGAAGCTAGACGTATCTATCTAAATGAACTTTGTGGATGTAAAGAAGGAATTAAATTATAATATATGGAAGAATTAAAACCACCAGTACCAGAATCAAAATACGCTCCTTTAAACTTACAGGAGTTTCAAGAACTAAAAGAGCATTTAGAAGGAATTAAATCTTTCCTTCCGGAACACCTTATGAGTAATTTATGGGCTAAGTGTAATGCAATTAGAGGTGAAAGAATAAATCAACCTTGTAGTTGTAAATCATCTGCCGGTCTTTGGGGTAGATGTGTTGATGATTTAAGAAAGTTTGTTAATGAGAGAATCTAAACAATTAGAAAATACAAAGAGATTAGAAGTACTTTATAGAGAATCTCACCAATGGCTATTAGCAGCTACATTCAATATTGTAAAAGATAAAGATGTGGCTGAAGATTTAGTTGGTGAGCTTTATGTGTATTTGGGAGAACGAATCAATCCTTCTCTATGGTGGGGAAAATCATTTAATGTAATGTATTGCTATGCATTTGTTAAGAGTAGATTCCTAAACAAAGTAAAGAGGGATAAGAAGATACAATACCAATCCGAAACGGAAACGGACATGCCTGATAATGAATACGATTTAGATTCAGATGAGAGAATAGATAAAGCATACAATCAGATAATAGATGAGCTAAAGAATATGGAAAGGACAAAACTATGGCCAGCATCTAAATTAGCACAACTATATTTTTTTGATGATAAGATGACATTAGAAAAGTTATCAGCAGAAATTAAGATATGCAAATCCACCTCCTTCACACAAATTAAAAGAGCTAAAAAACATTTAAGAGAAACAATAGAGAACCCCTTTAAGACTAATTCTTAGGTGGTCTCCTGAACCTTTCACTACAAAGATGAGGGTTTATGTTAGAATATAAGAAATCAATTAAATAATGGAAAATAATGGCTAAGTTTGAAAAAGGACATCAATTAAGTAAGGGAAGACCAAAAGGAGCAGTTAATCGTTCAACGGAGATGGTTAAGCTTTCAATAGCAAGAGCAGTAGATTCAACTCTATCAACCTTATCAAAAGATTTAGAGGAGATTAAGAAGAAAGACCCACAAGCTGCATTAGAATTAGCATTTAAGCTATTAGAATATACAATACCTAAATTGAGTAGAACCGAAGTGAAAGCAGAAGTGAATCAAAGGATAGAGCAGATTACTGTCAATGTAACTCAAAAGATATTAGATGAATCTGGAAATTAATACAACCATAACCTATACCAATCAGGAGAATTCACCAACAAGGGTGACTCATCATATTGGAGGAACTCGTAGTGGTAAGACATACGCATTACTTCAATGGTGTATCGTTAAAGCGCTTGAAAACAAAGAGATAATAACAATTGTTCGTAAGACAATACCATCGCTTAAAAGGACTGTAATGAAGGATTTTAAGGATGTGATGCAATTGATAGGCGTATGGAATGAAAATGATTTTAATATATCAGATAGGATATACACATTCTATAATGATTCAATAATACAATTTATTTCAACGGATGATGCTGAAAAGCTAAGAGGATTAAAATCAACAATACTTTGGTTAGAGGAAGCAAATGAGATAGATGAAGAATCATACTTCCAGCTACAAATTCGTACAACAGGTCCAATCATATTAAGTTACAACCCTACTGTATCTCCATATCATTGGATAAGAACAATGGGTGATTGTAGCAGATACTTTACAACCTATAAGAACAATCCTTATTTAGATATCACAGTTAAGAAAGCAATTGAGGAACTAAGAACATCAAATCCAAAAGCATGGAAGGTATATGGTTTAGGTGAATGGGTAGGTAATGAGAAAGCTATCTTTGAATTTAATACAATAGAATGGATGCCTGATGAAGCTGAGTTCGTTTGTTTTGGTTTGGACTTTGGATACTCTGCTGACCCAACTGCTATGTGTAGTATATGGAAGATGAACAATGAGCTATATTTTTTAGAGCATTGCTATGAGAAAGGAATGACAACATCGGATATCCATAATATGTTAAGTGGAGTTGTAGATGGTAGACAGGAGATATGGGCTGATAGTGCAGAACCCCGTTTGATAGATGAATTATATAAGCTAGGATGGAATATAAGACCTGTGGTTAAAGGTAAAGATAGTATTAACTTTGGTATTCAGGTAATGCAGAACTATAAGATTAACATACCAAAGAGTTGTCAGAATCTAACTAATGAGTTCTATTCGTATGAGTGGAGCACTGATAGATTTGGTAAGCAATTAGACAAACCAATTGATTTTAATAATCACTTAATTGATGCAGCCCGTTATGGATGTATGATGAGATTAAGTAATAAAGCAACAGCTGCCGGCAAATATGTAATAAGCGTACGATAAAACAAAATATATGGAAAACGAATTAGATTTAGACAACCTTACAAAAGAGGATTTTATGGAGATGGCAACTTATGTAGCTCATGTGGAAAAAGAAAGAGTGGCTATGTTTGAAGAATTGAAAAAGACTAAAGCATATCTAACTGCTACCTTACAACAAAGGAATTCAGCAGAGATGAAATATCAAGCTCTATTAGAACAAAGAACACAGCAAACAATACCATTAACGGAAATAACTGTAATGAATACTGAATTAGATTTAGTAAACCCAGAACAATGGGCAGTACCTAAAGGTAAAGTAATCACAACACCAAAATCAGATAAGATATAATGAAACAGGAAATTAAAATAGAAGTACCTACTAAATGGAGTGCAGTAACTCTAAAGCAGTATCTAGCTTTAAGAAAGGATTTGGATGCATATGCTGGTGAAGAAGAAGCTATAACTGCTTGTTTATTTCATCACCTATGTAAGTTCCCATTAGAATATATACAGCAATTACACATAGATACCTACATTGCTATTAAGAAAGATTTAGTTAATTTCTTTAACAACGTAGACCTTCCCCTACAAAAGTTTATTACAATAGATGGAGTAGAGTATGGGTTTGAACCTGATTTAAGTAGGATGGCTTATGGTGCTTATGTGGATATTAGCAAATACGAAACGTTTGAGATAAATGAGAAGTGGGCAGAGATAATGAGCATACTATATAGACCTGTAACTAAAACAACAGGCAAGCTATACGATATTAAAGCATACGATGGTAATATAGATGGTGAGAAGTTTATGGATGTTCCTATGGATATTCACTTTGGCACACTTTTTTTTTTGAAAACTTTATTAAAGGACTTGCTGAAAGATACCCAGAAGTCTTTGACGGAATTGACGGGTCTACCTCACAACATCAAATCAATTTTGGAAAAAAATGGAAATCTTACTCAAGTCTTATCCAACTTGCACAAAACGATATAATGCGTATTGATGAGATAACTAAAGAACCATTGGAGAAATGCTTATTGATGTTAGCATATCAAGCAGATGTTGCACAATTGGAAGACCTAATGTATAAGGAAGCAATTAAGAAGGGAAAGTAGATTCATAACTTTTATTCATTCAATTGTTAAATCTAAAAGAAATCAGATGAAACTGAGAACTGTAGCTACTCCGAAGCAAAAACCACAGCCAACACAATCGTTAAGTTCCCCAAGAAAGGGAAATAGAACTGGTTGTTTATGTAGAAATAAGAACACTTATTCTCAAAAATGTTGTGATAAGACTATGGGAGCACAGGGAATCGGTTTAATCTATCCACCAGCAAAAGAAATATAATGGGAACTCCGGCATATAGACAGAATCAAAGAAAGAATCAGGGGATTTATTTAGGACCTACTAGAGGTAGAGCAATTCCTCATAATAAACGTAGAGCTTGTTTGTGTGATGATTCGGACACTTATTCTATGGATTGTTGTGATGGTGCATTAGTAGGGCAATCTATTGGTCAAACGCAATCTGCTGTAAAACAGCAGGGAGCATTTAGTAGAGGATTCTCTAGTGGATTTGATATTGGAAATATATAAAACAAAGATATAAAGTATGTCTCAATTAAATAAAACGCAATTAGAAGCGGAAAACCAAAGTAGCTTCCCAAATAATAATTTTGGAGCAATTACACCAGCCTTATTAAGAGGATTCAATACTGACATGATTGATTCCCTTGTTGATGAAGGACAATATAATATTGATTCAGCATCAGTTTCAGGCAGTATAGCAATGTTAGAAGCACAAGTAGATGCGTTAGTAGTATCTGGTAGTGGTGTTGTAATTAGCGATGAAGGTATATCTCAAGGTGCAGCTACAACGTTAAACTTTGTTGGACCTACGATAGCAGTAAGTGTAACTGGTTCAATAGCTAACATATATGCAAATACATCTGGATTAGCAACAACTGGTTCAAACGTATTCTCTGGTTCACAATATATTACGGGTAGTAGTGGAATTACAGGTTCGTTTTCTATTCAAGGTAATTTAATTATAAACGGAACATCTTATAACGCAGCAACAAGCGGAACATCTGGAACGGGTGGCACATCTGGTACATCAGGTACTTCAGGCACAAATGGAACAGCAGGTAGTGGAGGTTCTTCAGGAACTTCTGGTACTAGCGGCACATCTGGAACTTCAGGTACTAGCGGTAGTAGTGGCACAAGCGGCACATCAGGTACAAATGGAACTGGAGGTAGTTCAGGAACAAGCGGTACAAATGGTACAGCAGGAAGTGGTGGTAGCTCTGGAACAAGTGGCACATCAGGTTCGTCTGGTACATCTGGAACTTCAGGAAGTAGTGGTACAAGCGGCTCAAGTGGAACTAGTGGTACAAATGGTACGGCTGGTAGTGGAGGCTCTTCAGGCTCATCAGGAACTTCAGGTAGTAGTGGCACTAGTGGAAGCAGTGGAACATCTGGAACAAACGGAACTGCAGGTAGCGGTGGAAGTTCAGGCAGTAGTGGTACATCAGGAACATCAGGTTCATCTGGAACTTCTGGTTCTTCAGGAACAAATGGTTCGCAAGGTATAAGTGGAACTGCAGGTTCTTCTGGAACTTCAGGTACATCTGGTTTAGGATTAAATTGGCAAGGTGTTTGGAATAGTGGCACATCTTACGCAATTAACGATGTAGTAGAATATAATGGTAGTTCATATATTTCAATAAATGGAGTTGGTAATATAAACCAAAATCCAGCAACACAAACTCTTTATTGGAGTTTAGTTGCACAAAAAGGAACGGATGGTACTTCAGGTACTTCAGGTACTTCAGGCTCATCTGGAACTAGTGGAACTTCAGGTACTTCTGGAGTAAGTGGTAGTAATGGAACTTCTGGCACAAGTGGTACAAGCGGCAGTAGTGGTACATCGGGTACTTCTGGTACAAGTGGAACTAATGGTTCAGCTGGTACAAGTGGACAAGATGGACAATCTAATACATTCTTTGATTATAGAGCAAATACAAATAGTCAATCAGGTAACCCTGGTAACAGCTATATCTTATGGAATAATGCTACACAAACATCAGCAACACAAATAAATGTATCTCACTTAACAAAAGATGGATATGATGTTGATGTATTCTTAGGATTAATACCATCAGGTTCACAGGTAATATTGCAAGATATAGCTGATTCAAACAATTATCAAAGATGGCAGTTTGGAGCAGGTAATGAAATCGCACCTAACTCATATTGGGAATTCCCAGCTACATTTGTAACTGGTTCTTATTCATTCTCTAATAATCAGGAATTAATATTCATAGTAGCACAAACTCCTTCAGGTACATCAGGTACTTCTGGTACTTCAGGAACTTCTGGATTAAATGGTACAAACGGAACTGGTGGCACATCGGGTACTTCTGGTACATCAGGCACATCAGGAACAAGCGGAATTAACGGATTGGATGGTTCATCTGGCTCATCTGGTACAAGCGGAACAAGCGGCACTTCTGGAACTTCTGGAACGTCAGGAATTAATGGTACATCTGGAGAAGATGGTTCATCAGGTACATCTGGAAGTAGTGGCACATCAGGTACATCAGGTACAAGCGGTGTTAATGGACAGGATGGTAGCAGTGGCTCAAGCGGAACTTCTGGAACTAGCGGAGTTAATGGACAAAATGGAAGTAGTGGCACATCAGGAACTTCTGGTACTTCAGGAACATCTGGTACATCGGGAGTTAATGGTTTAGATGGTAGCAGTGGAAGTTCTGGAACAAGCGGCACATCAGGTACATCAGGTACTTCAGGCACTTCTGGTATTAATGGTTTAGATGGAAGTAGTGGTACATCAGGTACTTCAGGAATAAACGGAGTAGCCGGTAGTAGTGGTACATCAGGTACTTCTGGAATTAATGGAGTAGCCGGTAGTAGTGGAACTTCTGGTACAAGCGGTGTTGGTACAAATGGTACTTCTGGTACTTCAGGTCAAACTGCTTTAGCATTCCCTTATACTGGTTCAGCGCAAGTAACAGGTTCTTTTGGAGTGACTGGTTCTATATCTCAAAGAATAGGAATTTATAGTGGTAGTTTAATTTCAAATATATACGATACATTCACAAATGTACCGGCTGTAACTAATATAGTAACTTTAAGTTCAGCATCATACGCAAGTTTAGTAGCAAGTGCACAAACTGACCCTTTTACATTGTATGTTATTAGTGGAAGTAATGTAACTGCTGGTACATCAGGTACTTCTGGTACATCAGGCGGTGGTGGAGGAGCAGGATTCCCATTCTCTGGTAGTGCACAAATTACTGGTTCATTGGGTGTGACTGGTTCAATAAATCAATCAGTTGGTGGATTTAGTGGAAGTGTAATATCAAACATATATGACACATATACGAATGTAGCACCTGTAACGAATGTTGTAACTTTAGATTCAGCATCTTATTCAGCATTAGGTACAAAAGACCCTAACACATTATATGTTGTAAGTGGAAGTAATATAAGTGGAACATCAGGTACTTCTGGAACAAGCGGCTTAAGTGGAACTTCTGGATTAACAGGTACATCAGGTACTTCTGGATTAACAGGTACATCAGGTACTTCTGGATTAACAACAACGGTATTTCCATTTACTGGTTCTGCAATTTTGTCTGGTTCAATAATAATAACTGGTTCTGCGATTGGTAATGTGGTAGCTGTAACGGTAGCAAGTAATACAGCATCAATTGATATGAACGCTGCTAACTTCTTTAGTGTAACATTAGCAAATAACGCAACAACACACTTTAATATAACTGGATTAAACCCTGGTGAGAACGCAAATATATTTGTAACAACTGGTACTGTATCAACTGCATCATTTAGTAGTAATGTAAGACAACCGTCTGGTTCAGCTTACTTACCATCATCTGGAAGTGGAATAGTTGATGTCTTATCATTAGTAGCACCTAGTCCTTCAATAGTGTATTTAGTTAATAGCAAAAGATTTATATAATATGAGTTTATTTACACCAACAGCGTTTTATCAGCAAATATTTGCAGCTGCACCTACACCTCCAGCAGCTGATGTTGTAACAAATGGATTAATTCTTTATTTTGATACAACAAATGCTGCATGTTATCCTGGTAGTGGAACATCCGTATTTAATTTAGTAGCTGGACAAGCTATTACAGGTTCTTTAGTTAATAGTGTAACATATAAAGATGGATATCTACAATTCAATGGTACAAACCAATATATGGATGTACCAACAACTTCACTAAACTATGTGACAGGTACATCAACTGTAATGGGTGCTAGTAGATACGCTGATACAAGTGGTAATGGTAGAATAATAAGTACAGGTAATGTGGCTACATCAAACTGGTTATTAGGACACTTTGGTAATACAACATTAAACTATTATCCTGGTAATACAATTTTATTAAATAATGGACCTAATGATACCAACTGGAGAATATATACTGGTACTGCTAATACTTCAACGGATAGATGGGATTTTTATGTTAATGGTGTGAATTCAGTAACATCATCAACAGCTGGTTCAACAGGACCTATTGGATTTAACATAGCTAGAAACCAAAATAATACTGAATATTCATCAGGCTCATTAGCTGTATTGATGTTATATAATAGAGTATTATCTCCTGCAGAAGTTCAACAAAACTATGATGCATTAAAAGGAAAAGTAGGATTAACTTAAAATAATAATATGGCATTTATAGGAACAAATATATTTTTAGGAAATAATTTAATTGGACAAACTTATTTAGGTAACGAAAGAGTTGTATCTAATCCATTTAATGTACCAGATGCACCATCAATAGTTACTGATGGTTTAGTTTTATATATGAATGCTAGTAATGCAGCATCATACCCTGGTAGTGGAGCTGAATGGTATAATTTAGTAGCTGGTGTTCCAATAACTGCATCTTTAATAAATGGTGTAACATATAAAGATGGATTTCTTCAAACAAATGGTACTAATCAATATATTTCAATTCCTGTTGGTAGTGGAGCAACATCTTTAGATTTAAATCCATCAACAGCAATGGGAGCTACTCGTTACGCTGATACTAGTGGTAATGGTAGAATGATGAGTGGACAATCTACTAGAAACTGGTTGTTAGGACATTATAATGATACTACACTAAACTATTATGCTGAAGCTGTTATTGCTGGTGTACCTGGAGGACCAAACGATACAAATTGGAGAATATATGCTGGTACGGCTGGACCTTCTTCTGGATATAATTTCTATGTAAATGGAGCTTTAAATACAGGTCCATCTGGTGGAGCTAGTGGAACATATGGTATGGAAATTGGAAGACAATACAATGGAACTGAATATTCTTCAGGCTCTGTTGCATTTGTAATGATATACAACAAAGTATTATCTGCAGCAGAAGTAACTCAAAACTATAATGCATTAAAATCACAAGTAGGATTATAAAAAATAATAATTTATGGAAACATATGTAATTTTTAATGTGGAAGAACTAAACAAAGTTGATTTCACAAAAGTAATGGAAGACTCTGCAGAAACTGTAAGAGTATCTCCTGATGGGTTGAAAGCAGTAGTTGCTTGGTATGATGCTGAGCCTGATTTTGTATCTACATTGGAAACAAAAGAAGGTATATATACTAAAGAAGAAGTACTGCCAATATTAAGAAG